AATCAGAAACGATTGCTAATACCGTGGCTACGCTTATGGTTCTGCTTCCACGGCTAGCAAAGATGTACCCAGACCTTCTTGGTAAGTTTAAAGAAGGAATTTGGATAGGCATGTTTGCTCCAGTTGAAGGCCAGGTAGAAACTCTCTTTGGTAGAACAGTTAACCGCCTTACATCTGAGCGTGCATTAGAGATTTTGGGCGACCCAGAAATTGATGACTCTTTAGGTAAAGTTCCTGGTGTTACACGCCAAATTAAATTAAAGAACTCTGGCTCTACCCTTATGATGATGACTGCTAACCCTCGCGCAAAGATTGAGTCTAAGTCTTTCCATTTAATTATTATTGACGAGTGTCAAGAAGCAGATGACTTTACTGTCTCTAAATCTATCTCTCCTATGTTGGCTTACTACTCAGGAACAATGGTTAAGACAGGCACACCAACTACACATAAGAATAACTTTTACCGTTCCATTCAATTAAACAAACGTAGACAGACTTCTCGAAGCGTGCGACAAAATCACTTTGAGTGGGACTATCGTGATGTGTCTAAATACAACGCCAATTATGCAAAGTTTATTAAAAAAGAAATGCTACGCATTGGTGAAGACTCAGATGAGTTCCAAATGTCCTACTGCTGTAAATGGCTCCTTGATAGAGGTATGTTTGTTACTTCCACAATATTAGATGAACTTGGTGATACTTCTCAAGAAACTGTAAAAGCTTGGCATCGCTCCCCTGTTGTTGTAGGCATTGACCCTGCTCGTAAGGTTGACTCTACTGTTGTCACTGTGCTGTGGGTTGACTGGGATAGGCCAGATGAGTTTGGATACTTTGACCATAGAATATTAAATTGGCTTGAACTACAGGGTGATGATTGGGAAGACCAGTATTTTCAAATTGTGCAGTTCCTTTCTAACTATGATGTTCTAGCTGTAGGCGTGGATGCAAACGGTGTAGGAGATGCGGTAGCCCAGCGCCTTAAAATTCTTCTCCCACGTGCAGAAGTTCACTCCATAGGAAGTAGTCAATCTGAGCAATCTAAACGGTGGAAACACTTAAAGGCGTTAATTGATAGACGCATGGTTGGTTGGCCCGCTCACGCTAAAACTCGTCGTCTTCGTACATGGAAGCGTTTCTATCAGCAAATGTCTGACTTAGAGACAAAATTTACAGGACCAAACTTTTTAGCCCACGCACCAGATGAAGCCCACGCACATGATGACTACGCAGATAGCTTGGCCATAGCAGTGTCTTTAACTATGGATTTAACAATGCCTACTGTAGAAGTATCGTCTAACGTTTTCTTTAGATAAAAATTTTGGGCTTTAGGCACATTTTGTCTCAATAAAGCGAGAAACTATCCAATAGGAAAAAGGCCTTTTCCCTCATCTATAAGGAGTCTTAAATGACAATTGCACCATCCCCAAAGTTCCCAGAACGTCCAGGTACTAATTACGACCGCAAAATGTCACCAGCAACACCAGGGCAACGCGGGCCTCTACGTTTTGAAGAAGGTATCGCAACAGATACAGATGTTCCACAGGAATTCACAAAGGGCGCTATGCAGGGTTACTCACCTGCAGCAGGTCGTCCAAATCGCAATGCAAACGTATTCGAAAAGCCAGCTGAAGAAACAATGCGCGAGCGTGCTCACGTAGGTTCTGCAGCATGGGTAGAAGCTCCAGATACTCTTACAGAGTTTGCTAACGGAGCATTTGCTGACCATGGTGATAACCGCATCGAAGAAGTTATTCGCAACGGTTCACATCAGCAACGTCTTAACCCTTCAGTAGTCCAGGATTAATTAGGCTTCCTACCCCCGTTTAGCATCCACCATGCTGCGGGGGTAGGTTCCTTATCTAAGGAGCATTCATGGCCCTCATCAGAGGTAAAGAAGTACAGGAGTCGCCAGACCAAACGCCTGCGAACCCAAAACTTTGGAACATGATTACTACACAAGCGCGTTCTAAATTTGCTAAATACCCATCACCTGCATCAGCCCACTGGGTTCACACTCGTTATACGCAACTGGGTGGACAGTTTGTTAAAAGCAAACGCGACGTAGACCCTCGTTTTCGTGATTATGCACAAGAAGCAATGGATAAAAAAGAAGAAGAAAATTCAAAAGCTCGCATAGTTACAAAAAAGGTAACTAAAAAAGTTACCAAATAGCACAACAAAATTTACAGATTTATCGACTTTTATGTTATGGTTTACCCACAAGTTTTGGGAGGGATGTAAGTGAGTTCAATTGACTTTTCACCTCCCTCATACAGGGCGGCGTCAAGCGATTTAACAATTTCTATCTCACCACTAGGTTTAGTAGAGCTAGCGGATGAAGAGTTTGAAGTTCATGGACCACGCTTAAACCGTTACTCCCTTAACTGGGCAATGTACCTAGGCCATCATTATTCTTACCGCCGTCAAGTTGGCGAAACACAGATGGCAATTAATTATTTCCGCGCCTTTACTGACTTTGTACTTAATTTTACTTTTGGTAAAGGGGTCTCCTTCCGTTCCCCGAAAGAAACGGAAGCTATTGTTCCTGACTTGCTAGAGCGAGTATGGGAAGTAGACAACAATAAAGCCACAGTACTGTGGGAGATTGGTCAACAAGGCGGAGTATCAGGCGACTGCTTTATTAAAGTTGCTTATGAAGAAGGATACAAAGACACAGCTGGTAGAACGCATCCTGGACGAGTTCGTATTCTTCCCCTGAACTCGTCTTTTGCATTTCCAGAGTTTCACCCCCATGACCGCGAGCGCTTGATTCGTTTTAAGCTTAAGTATCGTTTCTGGGGCACATCATTAGAAGGTACCCGTCAAGTGTTTACTTACACAGAGATTTTGACGGATGACATGATTGAGGAATATATCAATGATGAGCTTATTGACTCGCGCCCTAATCCACTTGGCGTTATCCCTGTTATTCATATTCCGAATGTTCGTATTAGCGGTAGCCCTTGGGGGCTCAGCGATTGCAATGACATTATTAGTATCAATCGCACTTATAATGAGACTGCTACTGATATTGCCGACATTGTTAACTATCATGCTGCGCCAGTTACAGTCATCATTGGAGCAAAAGCTTCCCAACTCGAAAAGGGCGCCAATAAAGTATGGGGTGGCCTACCAAAAGATGCGAGAGTCGAAAATCTGGAGGGAGGCGCTCAAGGATTAAAGGGCGCAATGGACTTCTTGGCAATGCTCAAGAAATCTATGCACGAAATGATTGGTGTTCCAGAAACAGCTTTAGGGCAAGCACAACCGATATCTAATACCTCAGGTGTAGCCCTATCTATTCAGTTCCAACCTTTGATGAACCGTTACCATCAAAAGATTATTCAATACGCACACGGCTTAGAGCGAGTTAACGAACTCATTCTGCTTAGCCTTGCAGTAAAGGAACCAGAGACATTTATCTGGGACCCAACTACAGATGTGAAATTAAAGAAGGGTCAAGTAGACCGTTTAGACCCTAATGACCCACTTACCTACCGTTCTTACGTGCAGTTCCCACAACCACTGCCTCTAGATAAATTAATTGCCCTTAATGAAATTCAATCCTTACTGTCCCTTGGTCTTGAGTCTAAAGAAGGTGCTCTACGAGTACTTGGTGAAGAGTTCCCAGCTGAAAAACTCAATGAAATCCGTCAAGAACTTATGGACGATGCCACAGCAGATGGCGCACTTAAACTGCTACAGACTCAAATTGAACAGGAAATTATGGAACTTACGGGTTCTGCTCCTGGAATGGTGGGACAAGCAACACCTGGTGCACCTGGTGCACCTACAGATGGAGAAGCTGCTCCTGCAGTACTACCGCCAACAATTGATGCTGCTTTACAGGTAGCTGATATGGGCGAAGCTGACTTGCGAAACAAGTTAGTAACTGAAGCTTATGGAACCATGTTGCCTCAGCGACGTGTACCAGAAGAGTACGAAAAATAAGTCGTTTAGGCTGAAATTTTTGCACTGTTAGAGAAAAATTAAATATGTAAGTCAACGTTAGGTCATTCGCGCTCTCACTTCGGACAACGACCCCTAGAACAAAAGGATGTAATTATGAGTACAGCAGAACAAATGGCTGATGCTTTTCAAGCAGAAGCTAGTACAGCTCCAGTAGTAAACGTGTCGGGTGTTGACGCACCTACTGTTACTGAAGAAGCACCAACACAAACTCAAAAGTTTTATACTGAAGAGGATTTAGCAAAAGTTCGAACACAGGAAAAAGACAAACTTTATCCAGTTGTAGAGCAGCTAAAAAATGAAGTTGCTTCATTAAAGAAAGACAAAGAAGAAAAGGCAGCTCGTAAAGCCGCAGAAATTGATGCGAAAGCAGCAGAAAAAGCGGAAAAAGATAAAGCTAAGCTTATTGAAGATTTGGACGCCAAAGATTTAATTAAGCTAACTACTGACGAGCTGCGTGAGCAGTTGGAGCGTGAGCGCAGTGAGCGTGAACGAGCCTTCGCTCTTCTGGAGCAAGAACGTACATATGCTGAACTTCAGAACTACAAACAAAATTTAATAGAGCAAGAACGTGAAAACATTATTCCTGAATTGGTAGACCTTGTATCTGGTAATACTCAAGATGAAGTATCTGCAAGTTTGGAAAGTTTGAAAGCACGTTCTGCAAAAATTCTTGAATCGGCACAAGCAGCAATGCAAAATGCTAGAAAAGAAATGCGTGGTACGAGTGCAACTCTACCCGCAGCTGGACCACTGGAAACTAATATGGACTCACGTCAGTTTACGGCGCAAGATATTGCGTCAATGTCGATGAACGATTACGCCAAAGTGCGAGACAAATTAATGAGCGACGCAGCTCGCGGTAAGTCTCGCGGCTTACTCGGTTAACCCCCCAAATCCAATTACAATCAAGGAGTCAATTTAAATGGCATCAGGTATCACAGGTACAGGCAACTTAGCTGCCGCACCAACAGCCTACTCAGGCACAAATACCCAGCTGACTCAAGCTATTCAGACGATTTGGTCCAAGGAAATTCTTTTCCAGGCCATGCCAATTCTTCGCTTTGAACAGTTTGCAGTCAAAAAGACAGAACTAGGTGTTGCACCTGGTCTTCAAATCAACTTCATGCGTTACAACAACCTAGGCTTTGCTTCACCGCTAGTTGAAGGTGTACGTATGCAGACAAACGCGCTTACAGCGCAACAGTTCTCAATTACTGTAGCTGAGCATGGTTATGCTCTTGCAGTATCAGAACTTCTACTTAACGCATCATTCGATGACGTAATGGCATCAGCCTCACGTCTTCTAGGCCGCAACATGGCTGTGTACCTTGACCAATTGTCACGTGACACACTATATGCAGCTACATCAACAATCTACGGTGAAGACCGCTCATCTCTTTCAGCTGTTAACAACTGGTATGCAGATGGTACAAAGGGCACATCACGTGCTTCAATGACAGGTACTTTCAACCTAACAACTCACACAGTTAAGGATGCAGTTGAGACACTATCAACCAAGAACATCCCTCGCTTAGGTGAGACATATGTTGCATTCGTGCACCCTCACCAGTCACGTAAGCTTCGTGACAATCCAGAGTTCATTGAAGTAACAAAGTACGCAGCTCCAGGAAACTTCATGCTAGGTGAAATCGGTCGTCTATACGACTGCGTATTCATCGAAACAACACAGGTCCTTAAGGTCGCTGGTGGTGCTGGTTCTTCTTACTCAGCAGACACAGCTGTTGCTAACCCAACAGTAACACCTGGTGGAGGATACACAACACCTGCTACATACACAGGTAACGGTGGTTCTGACCGCTATTCAGCTATCTTCATTGGAGATAACGCATTCGGTCACGCAATCTCACTACCAGTTGAACTACGCGATGGCGGTATTCTAGACTTCGGTCGTGAGCACGCACTTGCTTGGTACTCAATCTTCGGTCTTGGTCTAATTACAGACCAGTCTGTTGTTATTGCAGAAACCAACTAATAAACACTTAGCAGAGGGAGGGGGGCTTCGGCCCCCCTCTAATTAACCGAGTTACTAAATTGGAGAAAAATTAAATGGCAACAAAGTCAAAGCCCGCCGATGTTACAGGACGCAAGCGCGATGCTATGGTCACAGCTAACCTCGAAGAAATGCAAGAAAAAGCTAACTCTATGTCTATGGCTACAGCCGAGGCTAAGATTAAGCTAGAGACAGAAGTAATTGACGCAACTAAGCCAGACCGTCAAACAGTTATTGTAGATGAACCTACAGTAGTAAGTGATGATGCTGAAGTAGTTATTCGAGTTATTGAAGACATTGAAAATATGACTCTTGGCTCAGGAAATAATTACAACTTTAAAGCAGGACAAAAGTACAAAGTTACTAAGCATGTTGCTCAACACCTTCTTGAAAAAGGTTATCTAGCTGGAGTTATCTAAGCTATTTATCGGCGGAGCGGCGGGCCTAGTGCCCGCTGTTTTCGTTATACAGAGATTTTTTTGGCCTTTAACGCCATCATTAGTTCTACCGTAGTAAGGGAGTTTATGTGGCAGTTCTTTCTGACCTAACATCCCGCGTTCGTTTAGAGCTGGGAGACCAGCCAAAGCAGTTTTCATTGGCTTTTACTGGCGACGGTTCTACCTCAAATTTTCCTTTAGGAATTCACCCTATCGATGTTTATACTCTAGGGGTATACCTTAATGGCAGCCCAGTTGCTTTTCCAACTGGCTATACAGTAGAGGCAGATTTAGGTGTTATCCACTTTGCCCATACTCCAGCTGCAAACGCTCCAATTTTAATATCAGGTATTTCATTTAGATATTTTACAGATGATGATATTTGTACATTTGTTAATACAGCGGTAGAGCAACATACTTATAACCGTACAAATGGTTTAGGTAGTCAAATGACAGTTAATCTTATTCCAGCTGTTGAAGAGTATCCAATTGCTATTCTTGCAACTATTGAAGCGCTGTGGGCGCTGGCAACAGATGCATCATTTGACATTGATATTAACGCCCCTGATGGAGTTTCTATCCCACGCTCAGAACGCTATCGTCAACTTACACAGACTATTCAAGCGCGATGGGAACAATACCATCAGCTTTGCTCTGCTCTTAATATTGGCCTTTGGCGTATTGAGATGGGTACCCTACGCAGAATTTCTCGTATTACTAATAAACTTGTTCCTGTTTATATGGCACAAGAAATTGATGACTCACGCAGACCAGAGCGCGTTTATATTCAAAATGATTTAAATGGCCGTACGCCGTTTCCTAGTTATGTTGCTGTTCAAGACATAACTTTGTATCAAGGAGATTCATATAGCGAAGAGATTGACTTTCCATTTGATACCACTGGTCTTGTATTTAAGGCGCAAATTCGCACCTATCCAAATGCACCTTCACTTTATGCAACGTTTACTGTTACCACTATCTCTACATCAGAGACTTTAAGTAAAGTTCGCCTTTCACTTACTAAAAAAGATACAGAATATATGCCTCCTCGTGCTTTTTGGGATTTACAAGCAACAGACCCAACTGACACAACGTATGAAGCAACATACTTAAGAGGTCAGGTATTTACAACACAGGAGGTAACACTTGGCTAACTGTAATTGCATCGGAACGTGTACCTGCACGGCACAACCAATTGTTGTAAGAGTTGGGCAGGGCGGTCCTAAAGGTGTTCAAGGTGTACAAGGTCTTCAAGGCCGCATCGGTACAGGAATTAACATTCTTGGTTCTTATGCCACATACTCTGCTTTAGTAGCTGCTCACCCAACTGGGACTCAAGGGGATGCTTACCTCATAGGTGGCGGAACTTTGTATGTATGGAGCTCAAATACTTGGACTAATGCTGGCAATATCCAAGGAACACAGGGTATCCAAGGTGCTACTGGTACCCAAGGTGTACAGGGAACAAACGGCGGGGGAGTAACTCTTCAACAACTAGCAAACGCTATTGCAGGCGCTGCCCTCGGTTCTACAGATGACCTTGTTGAAGGTACTACAAACAAGTACTTTACAACAGCAAGAGTTGCCTATACTCACACCCAGGGAGTCTCAAGTGCTACCTGGACAATAAATCACAATTTAGGTTTTTATCCTAACCTTACAGTTCAAGATTCCGCTGGTACTATTTACGAAGGCGAAATTACATACACTAATTCGGACTCACTTACGGTCACCTTTTCATCCGCTTTCTCTGGGAAAGCATATTTATCTTAAAGGAGATAAAGTAAATGGCACGTAAGTTCCTTACCCCAATTGATTTAAATAAGCTTGAGCTTCAAAATGCTCGCATACAAAACTTAGCATCAGCACCAGCATCACCCGTTGTTGGTCAAATCTACTTTGACACAGCACTTGGATACCTTCGTTCATGGAATGGTACTGCTTGGATTAACACAAGCACAGGTGCACAAGGTACAACTGGTACTCAAGGCACAACTGGTAGCCAGGGTACAACAGGTTCACAAGGCACAACTGGTACGCAAGGTACAACTGGTACCCAAGGAACAACAGGCTCACAAGGAACAACAGGAACACAGGGAACTACTGGTTCACAAGGTACTACTGGAACGCAAGGTACAACAGGTTCGCAGGGTACAACAGGTGCGCAAGGTACTGCAGGTTACATTGGTGCAGACGGAGCGCAAGGTACTACTGGCTCACAAGGAACAACTGGTAGCCAAGGTACAACAGGAACCCAAGGTACAACTGGTTCTCA